GTTCCGGCTGCTTGAACTTCTAACGTATCCAGATTAGCAATATCTACTATAGTGTCTGCTCCTTGATTGTATTGTGTAACTGTTCCCGCTGTGGGGGTAGTTCCTGGCGCGGTTGAGTTACCACGCCCTACAGAATCGCCAAGAACTGCAACTAGGAAAACGTTGCTGCCACCAAAAGTAAGCATTGAATGAAATAAACTCATATCGTCAATACAGCTAGTTAATCCAAGTAAACTTAAAAATGCTTTCCTATTCAATTACTGTCCAAAGTTTTTACATACAACATAATAAGCACTGCCTACTTTTTTAATTGCTATCACATATTTGTCACCTGATATTCCTGCCAAAGCGCAAGTATTATTCCCACTCGCCACACCTTCTGAAACGCATAACGCGGCCGCTGGAAATGTAAAGGTTGAACTTGTTGCAGAAAGAGTGACTATTAAAGTAATATCATCCGCAGTACAGCTTATAGTAAATGTCCGGGTCGCGCTGGATGTTGATAACGTGTGTTTTATGTTGGTAATGTCCATACTGGCTGCATCGGTTATGGCTGTAGCTGTATGAGCAAATAGGGTATATTGCTTATTTGTCCCGTTTTGTAATTCTTCAAATATCTCAGCACCTGTAGGGAGTGTTCCAGATGGTAGTTCGCTTATCTTCTTGTTTGCCATTACTCTAAAATTCTAAAGTATCCATCCTCTGTTATTCTAAAATCATTATCCTCCAGTATTCTAAAAGTTGTTTCACCTCCGCTAAATCCTGGAGTACCGTAAAGTTTCATTCTTGTCTGGTTGAATAAATTTGTTTTCATTCTCCCTGTATTTATTTTCTGAGTCGTTGGGTTGTTAAGCCTTACTTTCATACGATCTGAAGTTTACCAAACATCAAAGCAATTTCATATCCTCCTGTTTGGATGTATCCAATCTCATAGAAGTACATCCCCAAATCTTCGAAAGTCATATCTAAAACACTCGCGTTAATAATCAGATTCCCTGAAGATTTTGTAATGTTTGTAATGTCTTTTATCTCTATCCCGTCCCGCTCATTGAATACTCTGAAGTAAGCTGATGCATAAGAAGGAAAAGTAAAATCCTCCTCTGACTCCACAAAATCACCGTCGCACTCATCGGTATAAAATTCAATAGCCCAATCCAGTAACGCTTTACCGTTGTAAAGTGCTATATCCGTCTCCCGCGCATTAAATAAATTAACTCTAATCATTGCAGCATTTATTTATATGATACGGTTGAACTCCCTTGTACTTATTCTTAACTGCCGAAATATGAAACCCGTTCCCGCGTTTGTCATCCTTACACCCGTAGTCATAAAGAGGATAGTCTGAGTAGTGGTTGTTCAAATAATCCATGAGCAGGTTTTTATAGTACTGGCTTTGGTATTTGGCGTCCTTAATCAGTGATGCCATTTGAATATCTGAAGCCACTACTGAATTTTCCTCTGTGTGAACCCGAAAACCGGCCCTTGTTACCTTAAAATTTGCCTTCTGTATCCAATATTCGTGTGTCTGCCAGGCTAAATACTGTTTTATGTACGGGAAAAGTGAAGTATAAACGGTTGAAAACGTACTTGCCTGGAAATTTGTCTGAAAATCCTGATAAAATGCGTCACCCATGAGCATTCTCAAGGTTTCCTGGGCACGGTAGATCTTGCTTTCCAGTTCTTCGTCCGGTAGACTCTGAGGTAAGTCACATTGCTCCTTCAGATAAGCGTATGTTATGAGTTTATCTAGTTTAGCCATGCGTCAAGCTCTTTAAGTTTTGACTCTAAAAATACTTCCATGTCTCGACCTCCCCATGCGTTATACTCCAGCACATTACACCCGTCAGAATATGGAGAATTTGCAAACTGAGGACGTTTTTTAAGGTATGAGTAAATCCTTTTTAAGTTTTTTAAACCTAAATTTTGGTTATTTACAATGGCTTCAGCTACCTCCCGGCCACCCTTACCGCCGCACCGTAGACCCATTTTTTCCTGATAGTCCAAAGCCTTTTTAATGTTGTTCCGGATGTTGTCAGGGAACGGCACTGGCACCGCATTACTTAATCTGGCTTGTGTCGGCGCTGGCGCTTCTGGAAGTTCCTCCGGTCCTAATTTGATCTGAGTCTCTTTCTCAATCCATAATCTACGATCCTCGGCGCTCATTTCGTTCCAAATCTTATCGTCCAGGATTTCGAGTTCTGGGTATGGGTTATAAGGTGCAATTGTGATTTCCTGCACGTATGGCACAGAAAAATTCTTTAATATGGTTTGATAGGTGTCAGTCAAAATCCGCTGTTTCTTAATGCTACGCTGCTGCATAAGCTTTACGGCCACCCGAACAGTATTCCCATCCCCACCCAAAGAAACCCCTTCATTAATGTTTGCAAGGATCGCAGGCACCTTAAAAGCAATCGTAATCTTCTTAGTAGCCTGGTTGTCGATTGTCACAAAGAGATCCCCGTTGTTATTTGATGGCATCGCCACCGGGATCGGTACCTCATCCTTATTTGAGAACCATTGCACCCACATATTACCGACCCTCTTGGCGCCCATAAAATTAGACTCTATGAGTTCATCAAAGGCCTCTCCCTGGGTTTTAGCTGTTTCGGTGTCCGTTGACTCCGGGTTGTTTATCGGTGCGTTAGGGTCTCCAATCATTGCCAGCATGAACGGCTGTAGAAACCCGTTGTTTATATTGTCTTCGTGGTAATCCGACACCCCTGCCTCTATTTTAAACCACTTCATGGCCGCGTGTGCCTCCGGCATAGGGTAGAACCTGGAAAGTGCGTTAGTTGTACCTATGTACAGAACCTGCCCTTTATACTTCTCTTTCTGGGCTGATACCTGGGCCTTAACAGCCGAAGGATTGTAACAGTCGTATTCCGTGGAGTTATCGTTGTTCCTGAAGTCATTAGTTCCAAAATACGGGTTATAGAGTATCTTTGATATGTACCCTTTGTCATCCGGTTTCCCGAGCCTGACGTTCTCAAAAGGTAAATTCATGATCTCGGTGATCTGCCCGGCGCCGTTGTACATCACCCTTAAAGCAAATCCTTCAAATTCCGAGAAATCCTTACATACTTTTTGGTGAATTTGCCAGAAAGTTTCCCCCTTGTAGTTTACGATCTTCTTTTCTAAAGTGTCATCTGAGAACCCAACACCTTCTAAAAAGTCGTTTATAGTCGACACACATGCAGAAGCTGAAGGGCTTTCAGAAATAGCTTTATGCCAGGTTAAAGGGAAATTGTCATTACCTCCAAAATAGGGGATATACTTTTCAAATGTGAGGTTAGTTGGTCGGGTCGGTTGACGCCAAAGGTTGTATATCTTGCCGAAGAAATTCGCCATATTCTGGGATATTGAACAGATTTGGCACACGGACCAAAGTCTTGCCGTAAAATTTAACAAAATATCCCTCTTTCGCTAACATGAAATCTTGCCTAACTGTGGACCGCTCAATATTGGAACGGGCTGTGCTGTTCCTGATCTTAACTTCTATATCCCTCCTTATCCAGCTCATGTGGTGCATTTTTAAATCAATCTTTTCAACCCCTGAATTAATGTTTAACGATCGGGTAGGGTCTATCCGGATCTTGCCGTCAATCCAGGCGAAAGGGTACTTCCGGTTAAATTCGTGTTGGATGGTCGGTGTTAGAACATGGATAAAAGGTACGAGCGTAGTATCAAGGCCGATTGTTAATGTTGGACTTTTGAAATATGTTTGACAGTCGCAGACTAGCCCGGCAAGATTATTTTCCACGTGGAAACGTTCTTTAGCCTTTAAAAAAGGTTCAGGCTCATACATCTCATCACTGTCAATGGTTAGAAAATGTGTGAATCCTAAATCCCTAGCTATTTTTAAACCATAGTTCCGCTTGTCAGTCTCGCTGTGCGCCGGGTGATGGTGTTGAGGCTCCCGGATATACGTTCTTACTCCATCGTTTTCCATACTCACGTAAAGCCATTCGTGCGGAACAGGGCATAATTCCCCGTAATTGCTGCGGGTTGATGCGATGATAATTACCCCATCCACAAGTGGCCGTATGTTCTTAACCGAGTGTTTTAGTAGATCGTAATCGCCCCAAACGTTGAATATCGCACATAAACGCATTTTTAAGTCTGATTTAAATTTTTTAAATTGCGGTCGCTTACTTAAATTCCTATCGGGTAAGGGCTAAAAAACCATAGAACCGGGCACCTGGAAATGTCCGGTTTTTTTACCACTTCCCTTTAGGGCATTCTTCATCCTGAATCCTTGCCTTTGCCTGTAGCCAGCAGCCACATTCCCCACAAGTAAATCCTTTACGGAATTGACATTCTACGCAAATCGGAAGTCTCTTATTTGCAAGGTCATTTCTCCGATTGGTAATCCAAAAAAACCAACCTAAAAAAACATGGTAAAGAGTTTTCATAGCACTTGATTTAAATGAAACACTACTCCCGGTTTCGGCATGGAATAACCAGGACCGATATACGCCATATGTGATGCCCCTCGCTGGTACTTCATTCCAAGCCTCTGTGCTATTATTGAGCCGCAGGTCATATCATGCCTATGATCTTCCCATGAGCCTTTAA